AGTATTAGGGTCTTTTACATCGGCAGCCGCCTCAGCATCGGATCCATACTCTTGTTTTGTTATCTTGTTCGTCACCGTAATGACGGTTTCACTTTCCACTTCTTCTTTAAGTTTACCATCAACCGTCTTAAATGTTACCAATCCTTTTTCTTTAAATGACATTAGGACCTACTCATCTCTAAGACAGACACGATTAGGTTCAAGCCTCCCGTTGTGCTACAGGTTACTTGGAGCTTATCAGCTTCTTCTAAAACTAAAAGGATAGAGTTACTCGAGTTTAAAAATTCAAATTTGGTCGTGGCCCCCAAGGACGCTTTATAATCATAAGTAAATCTAGTGGTAGCACTGGTGTCATAGACTGAAAGCGTTACATTCATGGTACTTGAGTCTGTATTATAAACTGAAATAGAACGGATAACAGAAGTCGTCGCTGCGGGCACTTCATAAACATCTTGGTTAGCGGTTGTCACGCTAATCAATTTAGGAGTAACTTTATAAGTATTTGCCATTAAGTCATATACCAAGTAAATCGTTCTTGGTCCTCTTTTTGTTGTTGTAAAAACGTTGAGTTCAATTGTTCTACAATTGCACTGAGCGCTCTTGAAATTTGTTTCTGATTAGAAAAATCATATTCTTCTTTGGGTTCAGGTATTTTAACTAGTATTTTTGCCATTATCTCATCCCGTCTGGTTGAAGATCTAGTCTCATCGTACCAAATCTCCAGTTGTCATTCACTGCAGCGTTAGCAATACTCACGCTCGCAAATCTTCCTCTCGCTCTAGTATTAAACTGAGTTGAAGAAGAAGTCACGGTGAAAGGACTATAAACACTTGTTGTTGCCGTGCTTGCGGGGAAACGTTTCAGTTTTAAAGTCACCGTTGCACTTCCTGATAAAGTTTTAAAGTCTGGTAAGAACCGACTGATCGATAAATAAATTGTGCCTGCTCCTGCCTCTTTAAAGTAGTCTCCTAGATCAAAGTCATAAGATTCCAAGCTCCCTGCAATCGCGGTGGAAGATCCATCGGGATTGATTTGATTGGTGCCAACTTCCTGTTCAAAATAAACCGTTTGACCTAATCCTGTTTCACCAATCACACTCGGAAAGGTTCCTGTTGCCGTCGAATCAAATTTAGTTGAATGAGGATTAGGATAAATTGTAGCAGGCATCCATGAAGTTCTTGCTTCAGTACCTGGATACCAAACTCCTCCTGGAATTTTTCCTCCCGCAGATTCTCCATAGTTATAAACGGCATAACGATCATTGTAGCTTGCTCCTGATGTTGGGTAATACCATACGACTTCAGTAAATAAATTGTTAATAGCTGCACAAAATTGTTGACCTTTGGTTGTATCTACATCATCATAGACATAGTCTTCAATCGAACAGCTTAAAGATTTAACCGTACCATCGAAAAGGAAGAAGCCTTTATTGCTCATCCAATAGGCCACCCCATCAATTTCTACAACGGCGTTTTGACCAATCAATCCACAGTTGGTTCCAACTTGTTCAAATCCAAACGTAAAAGGAGCTCCTACATGTTTCATGGTATAGAGCGATGTATCGGTCCACACTAAAATATTATCTTTAGCTTTAATGGCTCCCATAATTTTAGTACCATCTTGTAATCTTTGACTTCCAGCACTATTGATAGCGGTGGGTGCAAAAGTATTAATAGTTTCTTGGTCCGAGAACCGTATAAACATATCATCTTGAGACGAAGCTGTACCAATCGTTGTTTCTGTTCCGAATAAAACCACGTGTCTTGTTACAGGAGACATCATCATTAAACGATTCGCTGTCGGAGCAGCGCTCGTTACATAATCGGTTGTGGTCGTTGATGCACGAGTCGTGAACCGTGCTGCAATACTCGAATCCCAGCTATACATTTTTCCATTAGCAATGTTGGCTAATAAAACATCACCATAATTATCAAAAGACCACAGCCCTGGTTCAAGAGTTAGGGTTGAGGCAGCAACGGCTGATCCCCATCCTGTATAATCTGTAGCATCTGTAACGGTAGCTAAGGTAGCATGGGCACTTCCTGTTGTTCCTGCAACAGCGGTTCCTTTTGCTCCTCTCGTACAGCCTGTTAAGTCATTGGTTGAAACACCTGTGTAAGTAATAAGTTCATTTCCTACAGCAATGGTTCCAGCGGGGGTAGCAAAACCCGTTGCTGAAGTTAAAGTAATAGAAGTTCCTGACCCTGCTGTTCCATTAGTGTCAGCTAATAATAGTCCATTTAAAGTTGTTGCCTGAGCTCCAGCAACTGTTCCACCAAACTGTCCAACACCAAAACCATAGCCATAAGTTTGAGCCGCAGGGCCCACGGTTTGATAGGGCTTAACGGTCATGCTACCTCCCGTAGATATAACAGAAGTCGCTTGATTTGATGAATCAATCGTAAAAGTTACACTCGTGGGTACAGTTAAAACTTGAAAAAGTTTATCTTCAAATTGAGCATTGGTTAAACCCGTACCACTAGGTAAAGTGACGGCATCCAATTGTATAATATCCCCTGCTAATAAACCATGCGCAGAAGTTGTTGTAATGGTACATGTTTTAACACTAGTACTATTCGTTGCTAAAGTAGAACTTCCAAAAGTAGTCGCTGCAAGTGGAGTGATATCGTAAAGCGTTCCTTCAAAATAAATCAATAAAAATTTATCCGTTCCAATAGCCACGTATCGGTTACCATCCAGATCAACAAAAGAGTATTGGGCTCTGGCTACACCAACAATGGTATCAGTTAATAAAGAAGACCACCCTCCTACTTTTTCAGGAAGGCCATATCGGAATCGGACATTATCAGAACTCACCCAGCGCCTGTCGGCACCGACCTGAGTTTGTTGTTTGTCAATTCCTGGAAGGAGTTTAAAATCTACAAGAGCCATATGATTAGCTCCTATGATGCGCTATTCGTTTTGTATATCCAGCCTACTGTAGCATTGGCATATACCAACGTAATAGCTTGACCGTTAGCAGTTAAAACTAAATTGCTTGCTGAGCTATTAATCTTTTCGGACCCATTAGAATCAATAGTTAGATTGTTTGAAGCAAAATAATTTTGACTGTCGATAAGTGTTACTTCGGATCCCACAGCTCCAGCAGGAAGAGAGACGGTAAATGCATTAGTTGTTTTAGTATCGCAAAAAACTTGATCACCAGCAACAGCAGTATAAGCAGCGGTGTGAGTGACATAACTCTTTTGGAGCATGCCTAAAGCCGTATTCGATCCGTTAGAATAAACCAAGGCAGTTGCACCTACAGGCATTATATAGCCTGTACCTGAAACCGTCTTAACGGTTAAAGTATAATTACTTGAAGAACGTGTCGTTGAATCTTTAACAATAAAGATTCTTTCTGCCGTAGCAGGCATAAGAAAACTACGATTGGCCGCCAGGGTACCTGTTAAAACAAAAAATAGATTTTTACCGTTGGAAGTAGCTCCATCATTTAAGTCTAATGTAACATCGCCTGAAGCCACGTCGACCGATATATATCCACTCGAAGCCTGTTCTAAAATTTCTAGATTAGTATTAGTAATCGTTCCCCATAACCCAGCTTTTTCCCCTGTGGTTACTTTTTCTAATTGTAAATTTGTCGTATATGTCGATGCCATAATTCTCCTATAATGGGTCTATATTAGTCCAGGTTTGACTTGCATCTGGATCAATTGTATTCCATGTTAGCACATTCACATCGGCTGCGCCAGTAGAAACTGTTACGGCGCTCCCTGTTGGGGATACGCTTCCAGTCATGGTATAAGTAGGAGTTCCACTACTAACCGTTCCACATAAGCTACCTGTAACGCTAACTGTAATACTAATATCGACTAGTGCCGTAGCTCCAAAAGTTGTCTCTGCAAATGCTGAAAGTCCTAACATATAAAATTCCTAAAAAAGAGAGTGTCCAGGGTGATTGGTGGAGTCTGGACACTCCCTTTTTACTAGTATCATTTTTTAAACCAATTAGGAAGTCCTAAAAAAGGTCTACCATCAAATCTATTCTCTATAGCTCCTGGTGAACTGATTTGATTATAGTGAAGAAAGACTTGAGCACAGTTTTTTCCCTTAAAGACTTCTCGCCAATGTTCCAGTTCACATCCTGAATAAATCAGCATATCGCCTGGCTTCAGACTGACTTTAATTCCTTTATTGGTTGTCGGAATATAGGGATCAGGAGATTTACCTACATTTTTATTAGGTTCTAAATATATGTCCCAGGGATCTCCCCCTAAGAACATCGTGGTGGATATTTCACAGCTAAAACGATCCTTATGTCTCTTTAAAACATCCCCCTTTTTATAAATTCTAGCATAAGAGTAAGTAGGAATCAGTTTAAGTTTTGTTTCCTTTTCCATTCGAGGTTTTACTTTCTCGAGAAGAGTTTCCATCACCATATCCGCATAATGAGCATAAGTATTAGGAACTTGTTTCTCCGTCCAAGTTCCCCATCCTGTTTCAAAAGGGGATATGTAACGGGTATCTAAAAACTTTTTAGCCGCCCTACGCTTCATGCTAAAATAACCATAAATAAAATTAGCCATGTCTCGGGTAATGGTTTTTTTAATGACTAAATATTTTTTTCTTTTAAAATTCATGATCGCTATAAATTATTTAAAAACTATATTCAAAACTATTCTTGTGTCCGTATCACTTTGCGTAATACCATAATGTTCAATAGTATTTTCAAAAAATACTATTTGATTTTCTTTAGATGCTATTTTTTTATCCCCAATTACAGTTGATCCATTGCAGGTAGTGAAATTAAAAATCCCAATATGAATATTCTTTTCTGGTATATTATTTTTGTCTTCCTGATCATGGTGGGGACGATGTTTTATTTGTTTTCCTTGGTTAGGATATAAATTTACCTTGATTCTTAATAATTGATTAAAAGGAATATGAGAAGATATAAAATATTTTAAAGGTTCAAATTTATTATAGAAATCACTATTTATTCTATTGTCTCTATATAAATTGTGAGTAAACATATAATTTTTATCCTCTGGATGAGGCGTTGTTCCAGAATGATAAAACCAACCAAACTTATTAGAATGAACTAGTTCTTTTAATTCTTTGTAATAATCTTTTAATAAAAAATTATCTATTACTTTCATATTATGTTCTAAGAGTACTGGTTGCCTTTGATATTGATTGTGGCGCGCATTGAATATTCCAATGGATAAATCTAAAAGGGTCTATTCCCATATCCACGGGATATTGATGGGGGGTATAGCCTGGAATAATCACCATGGTTCCTGGTTTAATTTTATAATGGACGGATTCAGTGGCATGGGTAATTTTAGCAGGTTCTTTCTGAGGAAGTTGAGTCATCACAGCTCCTGGTCTTGGATCATGCAAAACTGGCAGTGATGTTCGCTCACTAGCTTTTAAAAAATAAAAACCTGTAACATGCTGATTCCAATGTACATGGGTATTATGATATCCTCCCCCTTTGCTTGAAAATTCCTGTACCCACATTTCAGTAAAGTGCATGCTGTGATGTTTTAAATCAAAACCACACCAGTCTAAAAATTCATAACTTCTATTTCCACAAAACGTTATAAATTCTTTAGCTTCAGGGTCGTTAAAGAGAGAAACTGAATGATTGGACAAACCAAAATCTCCCAGTTTTCTTTTATAAATTTTATTCCTTTCTTTTAAGGCAGGTAATAGATCTTTCTTTGCTTTTTTAATATACTTATCGGCTAATTTATTAATAGGTTTTATAAATTCAGGAACATCATTAGTCCACACTGGAGTTCCAAAATATATATTGGCGTTAAATCTACTCATTTGAAAGGGTATCCTAAATTCCAAAGAACTAATGAATACCTTACTCCTTTCTTTACAGGTTTAACTCTATGCCACACAAAACTAGGAAAGACAATTATAGAACCTTTGGGAAGAATGTCTTTACAAACCCCTATATTTCTTTTCTTATGGGGATCAGTATTTCTAAAATCAAACTCCAATTCTCCACCACTATAATCTTTTTCATCGGAGAGAGAAACGGTAACAGATAACTTTCTTACTTTGCCCTCGGTAGGGCCTTTCTCTTTATAAACCCCTTCCCAGCTATCACAATGCCAGTCATAATATTGACCAGGTTTATATTTGGTAAATTGGCAAGGCTCGGACCAATCCCAGTTAAAATTCCAGCCTGCTTTTTGATTAGCTTCGTGAATATAAGGCTGTATTTCTTTATAAACCCAACGGTCATCCATCCAGACAATATTAGAATCTCTTTTCTTTTTTAAATTTTTAATTTCTTTCTTATTAAGAGGCTTTTTATTAACATCTCTATCGATGCCTAGGCCTCCCGTAAGTGCCCTATTATCTTTATGCTTTAATCCATAGTTGATAATATCATCACAGATTCTTGGGGGAATAGCGGATTGAAACCACCAGTAATAATTTTCTAGGTTCATAGCCAGGGCGCATCAACTGTATTGTATGTATAAGTCATGGTTAAAAAAATATTCATGTGTTTACTTCTATTCTGAGATATAAAATAGCGTTGCGTAGATGGAAAGATAATAAATTTATTATCTGCTAAAGGAATATGCCACGTTCTGTTTTTTATTCGATTATCATCGTATTCAATAACCAGTTCACAGGAATCTTTAGCCACATCCACTCCATAAAGACAGGTATAATCGGGCGCATCATTTAAAAGCATCGGTTGAATCTGGTGTCGGGTGTATGAGGATTCGTGTTGATTATAAACATTTCCCCATGTTTTTTTAAAAATTAAAGTGCGACCATGATCCACTTGGAAATGATCTCTGAGATAATCGTTTAGCCATTGTAAAGGTTTAGAAAAAGGAATTTCAAAATCCTGGTAGGAATAATCCTTATTATTGCGACTTAAACGTTTTTTGAAAACAAAACTATGGAGAATATCATTCTTGATTTTTTTACGGTCAAGTTTAAGAACCTGAACCGTATCTATATAAAGGTCTATCTCACTTAATACTTTCTTCTTCATGCAGAAGACTTTATAGGATTGAGGGCTATATGTAAAGTTCCCAAGCTTGAGTAGACTCGTTCCACTCATAGCGTTTGCCATCATCAGGCTTAGGCGTTGGGGGTTCCCATCGTGCCGTTGTGGTATTTAAAGTCCAACTTGCATAGCGTCCTCTATTTCTGAAAATATCATTATCTTCATCATAAACCATTCCTAGTGATGCGAAATTGCCCCTTAAAGGGGTGCCACCTAATCTGTGTACTCCTCCTAGAGTATTATAAGATGTTTGTATCCACATAGGTCGTGGCCAGCCATGAAGTCTTTCCAAAAATTGTTGTCCCACTGATTCATCTTCTACACCCTCAGCGTCGTGTAGATCAGAGTCATTCACTACATGAACTGCAATTACTTTTCCATTAATACCTAATTTTGCGAAATGTGCCATAATATTTTCCTACGGAGCAAAAGTCCCATCTCCTGTAAATATATGAATCGTATCGTCACCATCTGTCACTACTGTTCCACTAGTGGAACATGAACAGGCTGTTGCTCGTCTTATAATTACGACTCCTGATCCGCCTGCTCCTGCAGTAGAAGAACCTTCACCTACACCGCCACCAGCTCCACCTGTATTAACGGTACCAACACCTGCTGCACCAGTTGTGCCACCTGCACCGCCTCCACCACCATCGGGTACGGGTCCAACTGTTCCAGCTTCAACGCCGCCTCCTCCACCACCTGCAAAATATCTGCCAGGGGATGGACCACAAGTTCCATAACTTGGAGCTGTGGGTGTTGAACCAAAAATATCTGTTGTGGCTCCGAAACCACCTTTTCCACCACCACTGGGACCTCCTGCAGTACCTACGGCAGCTCCGCCACCACCTCCACCTCCAGCTCTTTGTGGCGCTGATCCTGGACTCGAGACAG